AGTGTCGCCCTGGGAGACATCCCAGGGCGGTAGCTCGCGCCGCCCGGTCCCGGACGTCGCGATCTGCCGCCCTCAACTCAACAGGAAAGGAAAATCGCGATGCGCGATCTCGCCAATCATCTGACGTTCAAACGCGCCATCAGCCCGCAGGCTGCGCGCACCGACAACACTGCGATCGTCTCGCAGATCATCGATCTCAGCGGCTTCGATAAATGCTGCTTTGCGATCGACATTGGTGCTAACACCGATGCCAACGCAACATTCGCAGTCTTGCTCGAACACGGCGACGCCGTGAACCTGTCCGACGCTGCTGCCGTTCCAGATTCGCAGCTCACAGGCACAGAAGCGGAGGCTGGCTTCACCGCGGCCGACGACGACAACGAAACGAGGAAGATCGGCTACGTCGGACCTAAGCGCTACGTACGCATGACGATCACGCCGGCCGGCAACGATTCCGGCAACATCTTCCTGTCCGCAATGGCCGTGCTGAGCGGCTCCCGCTACTGGCCGGCCGACTAATCGGCCTGCGACCACCTTTAGTTTCACCGGCCGCGCGATAGGCGGTCTTTCAAATGGAGAAATCGGATGAACAAGGCACTGATCGTGCTTTCCGGTTGCGTCGACGTGCGCAACGGCAAGCGCTTTGAACGCGGCGACGAATTCACTCCCGCGCCCAACTTTGAGCAGGCCAGCCGCCTGGTCGCGGCCGGCTGTCTGCCGGAAGAGGCGATGAAGCACGTTGCCGGCCCGAAGAATCAGGCGGAAGCTGCGCTCGAGGAACGTGCGGCACGCGATCGGCAGCAGGAAAAGGCACGGCAGGAGGCTGCGCGGCGGGCTGCGAGCCAGCGGACAGGCAAGATCGATCAGGCCGGCGTTGCGCGAACTCAGGTGAACGAAGATGGGCTCTTCGAAGAGACCATCGCGAGCCTCACGGATATCGCCACGGCCGAAAAGATCGACCTGGGTGGCGCGACCAAAAAGGCGGACATCATCGCCGCCATCAGAACGGCGCGCGCCGCCAAGGCGGCAGCCTAAACCGCTCTCAGGAAGAGGAACGCCGATGTACGTCCGCGTCATCACACCGCCAGACCCGATCGTCACACCGGCCGATATCGCCGGCGATCATGGGCCTGATGACGCGGGCGTCGCCGCCTTGATCCAGGCCGTCACCGAGCAGATTGACGGGCCGGAAGGCTGGCTCGGCCGTGCTCTCGGGCCTCAGACGCTGGAGCTCGCCCAGGCCGAGTTCTGCGAGTGGGTTGGCTTGCCGTGCCGGCCGATCATCACGATTGACAACGTGCGCTACCTCGATCGGAGCGAAGACGAGCAGACGTTGCCAGACAGCGACTATCGCGTGATTGGCAATCGCCTGTATTTTCGCGGCGGTTTCACCGCGCCGGCGATCATGCGCGCGCCCGATGCGCTCCGCATCCGGTATCAGGCTGGCTATAACGATGAAGATGCCAGCCAGGTCGGCGGTACCGGCCCTGTGCCCGAGCGTGCGCGCCAGGCGATCATCCTGTCAGTCCAGCATCTGAAGTCACTGGCCGCGCAGGACGTCTTCCTTCGGGTGGACGAGGTCGAAGGCGTCGGCTCCCGGCAATATAGCGTCACGGACGCGGCGTCTCGCGTTATCGAGCAGGCCTGCGATCGGATGCTGACCGGGCTGAGGGTCTATTCGTGACGCCGGCGCAAGCGATCGCGTCGCTCGATCTGCAGCTGGCGCGGCACGGGCAGACGATCACGTTTCATCAGATCGTCAATGGCGTTCCCGCCCCAGGCGCCGGCACCGACGTCCGGGCGTTCGTCCGCAAGTTCGAACCCGACGAGCTGGTCAACGGGCTCACGCAGAAAGACCGCCGTGTCGTCACATCGCCGTCCTCTCTGGCTGTCGTTTCCGAGGGCGGGCGGTTCGTCATCAACGGCAAATCGTACCGGATCGAAGCGCCGGACCCTGTGACGATGGATGACACCGTCGTCCGCTGGAACAGTGTGGTGCGTGGCTGATGCCGTCCAATTTCAGCGCGTTCGAGCGAGACATAAAGATTGCGACGGCCGGCCTTGAGCCGCCGGCGGTCAATGCCAAGCTCGCGCGCTTCGCCAGGCAGGAACTGCACCGCGTGATTTCATCCGGCCAGGCGAGCACCACCTATGACCGCTTCGTCAATGGGGTGAAGGGTGTTGCTGAGGAAGCCGTCAGAGCGCCTGGCCCGATCCTCTATGAGTTCGTCAACTGGCCGCTGGTTCTGCGCACGGTGATCGGCGAATTGCAGAGGCGAGCTCCGAAACGATCGGGACGGTACGCGGCGGGCTTCGTCGCTCTGGCGAATGGCGACCTCGCGCGTGACTGGTCGCAGATCCCGCCCGCGGCGGAGGTCGTCATCATCAACGTTCGCCCGTACACGCGGAAGATCGAGTCGGGCGGCAACAGGACCGGCGCACGCCATTTCGAGGCAACCACTGGGTCCGTTGCGCGGCGCTTCCGCGGCGCGTTCACGTTCAAAATCCGCTTCCTGAATGTCGGCCCTGGCGTGCACCCGGAGGTCCCGTACCGGCTTCGCACCAATCGCGGCGGCAGACGGGGGCGACGTCAGGGCGACCGTCTCACCTATCCCGCGATCATCATCAACAAGGCGAACTGATGGCCAGCGCCGAAGTCTACACCGCCGTGCACGATCACCTCGAGGCGGGGTTCACGGATGCGCCGCTTGTCTTCGAAAACGAAGACGCACCCTTGCCGGACACGCCGGCAGCCTTGGTCAAGGTGGAGATGTTCGGCGACATCTATCAGCAGGAGACGATCGGCGCGCCTGGCGAGAATTTGTGGCGCGAGACGGGCACGATCCTGATGCGGGTCCTCGTTCCGCGGGGCTCGGGAACGATCGTCGCCCGCACCCATGCGCGAAAGCTCGTCGACCTCTTCCGCGAGGTCGAGGTCGACGGCATCCGCTTCGGCGTCGGCTCGATCGCGGCCGGCGAACCGGGCGAGAGCGACGGAAACTACTTCGTCATGGAAGCGAGCGTCGAATTCGCTCGCGATGATTACTGAGCCAACAGGAGAGACCAATGGCCACTGCTGAAGCCTCCCAGTCGCGCCTCGCATATGTGCCCGAGGTCACGCCTGGCACCATCCCGACGAACCCGACCTTCCAGGTCCTGCGCCTGGTCAATGAGGGTATCCGTCTGGCGAAGGAAACCGTCATTTCCGACGAAATCCGCGCCGACGGAAACGTGACCGACATCATCGACGTCGGCCGCGCGGTCGAAGGCCCGATCGCCGGCGAGCTTTCCTACGGCACGTTCGACTTCTTCCTCGAATGCCTGCTGCGCTCCGCCTGGTCGACGGACGTGCTCAAGAACGGCATCGCCCACAAGACGATGACGATCGAGAAGACATTCGAGCAGGGCGCCACCGACAGCTTCATCCGGTACCGCGGCTGCCGTGTGAACACGATGGACCTGACGCTCGAGGCCCGGCAGATCGCGCGCGTCAGCTTCGGCATCGTGGGTATCGGCTCGCCGACCCCGACGACGGCCATTCTCTCCGGCGCCACCTATACGGCGCCGAATACCAATCCGGTGTTGAACGCAGCGACCAACATCGGCGCGCTGACGGTGAGCGGCGTTGTCGGCACGCCGAAGATACGCTCGCTCAGCATGTCGATCCGGTCGAACATCTACCAGAACGACGTGATCGGCCAGTATGAGGCCGACAGCCACGGCCTCGGCCGGTTCGAGGTCAGCGGGTCGGCCACGCTGCTCTTCGACACGCTCGCCTACTACAACGCGATCCTCGACCATTCGGACGTCGGTCTGGAGTTTACGCTCGGTGCGGCCACCGGCGACAAATACACGTTCGAGTTGCCGGCGCTGAAGCTGATGAACGGCTCGCCCGTGATCGGCGGCAACTCGCAGGCCGTCATCATGGAAGTGCCGTTCCAGGCCAAATATGACGCCGGCATCGCTGCGACGATGCAGATCACGCGGGAGGTCGCATAAAATGGCCCGAAAGTCTGACAAGGCGCCCGAACCGGGCAAACGCGTGACGTTCGTGCCGGGCGTCATCTTCACCGGCTATCCCTATGGCCACAAGCATCTTTTCGTGACCGATCAGCGCAGCATTCCCGTCGCGGAATCGTATGCCGAGCTGATGCGCGAAAAGGGCCTGGTGAAGCCAGGGACGCAGTTCGTCGAGGTCGACGAAGAAAAGGACCAGAAATGACCGTCAAGCTTTCATCGGTTCGAGCAAATCTCGAAGTCGAAGCCAAAGGCGAATGGATCGACTATCCGGAACTGCCCGGCGTGTCGTTCATGGTCTCGTCGCTGCACGCACCGGCCTACAAGCTCGCACGTGACAACCTGCTGCAGCGGCTGACCCGCCAGTACAAGGGCAAGCCGGTGCCCGAAAGCGTGCTCGTGCCGGAGACGGCAAAGCTCTACTGCAAGCACATCCTGCACGGCTGGAAGGGCTTCGACGAAGACTACACGCCGGAGAAGGCACTGGAGACGCTGTCTGACCCCGGCTTTCGCAAAGTGATCGAGGCGGTCGAGTGGTGCGCCAGCCGCGTCGGCGAGCGCGACATCGAGTTCGAGGAGAAAACGGCAAAAAACTCCGAAGCGCCTTCGCGCGGCGAATAGCCGACGACGAGGGCGTTCTTGCCGTCGACGACTGGATCGCGGCGCTGGCCGAGGAAAACCCCGACGAGGCCTGGCTCCAGCAGCTGACGCTCGACGAGGACGATGAGCCGGAGTGGCAGGACTGGCACCTCTACTATCTCGATGCGTTCGAGATGATCCGCTTCGATCGATTCTATGGCGCCATGGGTGGTGAGGGGCCGATCAGCTATCTGGCAATCAGCCGATATGCCGAAGATCACAACATAACGGGCGAGGACCTCCGGCTGTTCTGCCGGTTCGTCCGCGCGATCGACGCGGAGTGGCTGAGCCACGTCGCAGGCAAAACCCCGAAAGGCGGAAAATGACCGTTCAGCTGTCGGCCCTACGCGTTGCCGCGGATCTCGATCCGTCGCGCTACGTCGCGGGCATGAACCAGAAGATCGCCGCGGACAAGGCTGGTGCCGCGTCCAGCCGCGAGGTCGGCAACGCGATCTCGCAGACGGACAGCCGTCTGTCGACAGCCTCGACTGGCATAGAGCGGCTGATGCGGCAGACGGTGCAGGGCTATTCGGCGAGCCAGAGCTTCGAGCGGGCGCTGCGCACCCTGCAGCGCGCGCTCGATACCGGCAACGTCACCCAGGAGCGCGCCGAACAGATCCTGATCGGCCTGAACGCGCGGTATAACCTCACGGCGAACGCGGCGGATCTGATGGCCGCCGGCCAGCATCAACTCGCCGCCGCGGTCACGAACGCCAATGCGGCGCTGGCCGCCCAGGAAACGCAAGTTCATCGCGTCTCCGCGGCAAACGACAACTGGCGTCGGAATAATCTACGCATGCAGATGTTCGACGTCGGCCAGATGTTGGCTCTTGGACAAAACCCGATGCTGACGCTGCTTCAGCAGGGTCCGCAGATCGCACAGATCTATGCCGGCCAGGGCGGTGTGAAAGCTGCGTTGCAGGATACGTTGAGCGTCTTTGGCAGGTTCGGCCCTATTGTTTTGGCCGCCATGACGGTTGCTACCGGAGCGACGCTCGGGCTGATGCACGAAATCCGGCAGACGAGCGGCGTCGCGGTTTCGTTCGGCAACGTCGTCGAGGGCGTTTTCGAGTCCA